ATAGCTGCTAAAGCAAGAACTCGTAGAATGGGTGGAAGATTATTATTTTCTCAAGAGAGAGCTATTCCTCAGTTAGGGGTGGGGAGTAATTTAGCTAGTGTTCAATCATACTCAAGAAATCCCTATGAAGATGAAAGGATGGGATAGTTATGGGTGGAGTACCAATTATAGGTGATGTAGTAGAAACTGTAACTGATGTAGTTAGTGGTGGTGGTTCTAAAAAAAGAACTACAGAAACTAGAGCTGCTGAAGTTGCAAAAAAAACTGAACCAGAAAAAAAAAGAGATATTACTAGAACTTTAAGAAGAAGGGTTCCTAGAACTAGAAGAACTGGTGCAAGTTTAGTTGGTGGTAGACTTACTGGCGATACTGCTAATAAAGATCTAAGTCCAATTAGAAATCCAAGAGATCAATCTACTTTAGGAGCTTAATCATGGCTGAGAGAGAACCTCAAGTCTTTGTAAGAAATCCAAGACACAGAGATCTTGAAAAAGAAAAAGAGGAACAAGAAAATAATGGCTAAAGATTATCACACAACTAAAGACGGAAAAAAAGCTAAGAAGGGTTTGTATTATTATATCAACCGAAAAAAAGCAGCCGGTACTTCGAAACCAAAATCTAAATCAACTATTTCTGATGAGGCCTACAAAAATATGAGAGCTGGGTTTCCTAAGAAAAAAAGAAGGGAAGGATTAGTTTAATGTATAAAATGAAAATGAAAGCAAAAACATCTAAATCAAAACCAAAATCTAAAAAAATTAAACCATCTAATAAAAAGAAAAGTTACTAATGATTATATTTGGACATACTGTTAGAGAATGGAAACGAAGAGCAAAAGAACATAAATGGTTTTTAAGCTCGTTATTAATAGTTTTCATTTTAGGTGGAGTAATTTTTTAATGGTAGCAAAAAAATTTCAAGATCCAGAAGGTGGTTTAAATGATGCCGGTAGAAAAAAGTTTGGTGTTAAAAGACCACAGTCATCTGGTACAGATGGTAGAAGAGTTTCATTCGCTGCTAGATTTTCTGGAATTGATGGACCATTAGAAAAAAATGGTAAACCTACAAGATTAGCACTAGCTCTAAAAAAATGGGGATTTAAAAATAAAGCAGAGGCAAGAGCTTTTGCAAATAAAAATAAGGACACAGCATAATGCATTTAAAAGCAAACCAAGTATTAGATAGATCTAAAAAAGCATTTACTAAAAAAGAATTGTGGAGAACTATCTATGAGGATTGCTATCGTTATGCATTACCTCAAAGAAATTTATATGAAGGTTATTACGAAGGGAATGTTCCTGGCCAAAATAAAATGAACATGATCTTTGATAGTACAGCTATTCATTCAGTACAAAGATTTGCAAATAGAATTCAATCTGGTTTATTTCCTCCATACAAAAAATGGTGCAGACTTGAACCAGGAAATGACATACCAGCAGAAAGAAGAGGAGAAGTACAATCAGCTCTAGATTTATATTTAGATAAAATGTTTTCTGTTTTAAGACAATCAAACTTTGATTTAGCTATTGGAGAATTTTTATTAGATCTGTCTGTAGGAACTGCTGCAATGTTAATTCAACCAGGTGATGATTTAAATCCAATTAAATTTACTCCGGTTCCTCAATACTTAATAGCATTAGAAGAAGGGCCAAGTGGAACTGTAGATAATGTTTATCGTAAATATAAATTAAGAGGAGAAACAATTACTAGAGAATTTCCAGATGCAAAAATTCCAGAAACATTACAAAGATACATAGATGAGAAACCTCAAGAAATGATCGAACTTGTTGAGGCTGTTGTTTATGATTTAGATAGAGGTGATTATTGTTACCATATATTACATGAAAAATCTAAAGAGGAATTAGTATTCAGACGAATGGATCAATCACCATGGATTGTAAGTAGATATATGAAAATCCCTGGAGAGGTATTTGGAAGAGGCCCATTAGTTACAGCATTGCCAGATATTAAAACTTTAAATAAAACTTTAGAATTACTTTTAAAGAATGCTAGTATTGCTTGTGCTGGTGTTTACACAGCAGCAGATGATGGAGTAATCAATCCATCTAATATTCGTATTCAACCTGGATCTATTATTCCAGTTGCTAGAAATGGTGGACCACAAGGTGCATCACTAGCTCCATTACCAAGATCTGGAGATTTCAATGTATCTCAAATTGTTATTAATGATTTAAGAATGAATATTAAAAAACAATTACTTGATGATACTTTACCACCAGACAATATGTCTGCGAGATCAGCTACAGAAATTGTAGAAAGAATGAAAGAACTTGCTCAGAATATGGGTGCTGCATTTGGTAGACTTATAACTGAGACGATGGTTCCAATCATTCGTAGAACACTCTTCATTATGGATCAGAAAGGTTTGATCCAGCTCCCTTTGAAGGTTAATGGGCTTGAGGTGAAAGTTACTCCTGTAAGCCCATTAGCAAAAGCACAAAACTTAGACGAAGTAAATGAGGTTATGCAATTCTTTCAAATTGCTAATGCTCTTGGGCCTGGTGGTGTTGCTGAAGTTAAACCAGATGCTATTGCAGCATTCGTTGGAGATAAACTAGGTATACCTTCAGAGTTAAGAACTTCACCAGAAGAGAAACAACAAATACAAAAACAAACAATGGAAATGTTAAAGTCTCAATCAATGCAAATAATGGAAGGTGCTGCACAAGCTCCAGGACAAGCTCCTGGTCCAACTGAAACACCAATGCCAGAAGAGGCTGTAGAAGAACAACTTAGATCATGAAACAAGGCTGGGATGGAATAGAATTCTTAGATGTAAAACCTAAGAGTGAAAACAAAGACACAGAATTAGAAACCAACAAAGCATTTGCTAGAACTTTTGAAACTGAAGAAGGAAAGAAAGTTTTAGAGTTTCTAATTAATAAAACTTTACAACAACCAACTTGGATCCCTGGTGGTGATAATAGTTATGGTTATGCTAGAGAAGGGCAAAACAGTATCATTAGAGAAATCCAAACTAGAATAGGAAGGACAAAAGAATGAGTAATGAAAATATAGAAGAAAATAAAAATGAAGGATTAATGGCAAACACTTCCCCACAAGTAGAGCAAGAGGCTCCTAACCCGGAAGAAACAGTTATACCTCATTTAGAAGATGACAATAAAGATCAAACAGTAGAAGAGGCTAAAGCTGAACAAGAAACTAAAGTTTTAGAAAAACCAGAATACATTGAAGATAAATTTTGGGATCCTAAGTCTGGTGCTAAGATTGAAGAGTTAAGTCATTCTTATAAAGAATTACAAAAACAATTTTCTATGGGTAAACACAAAGCTCCTTCTGAGTATGATTTATCTGTAATGGAAGATGTTGATATTGAGAATGATGTCCTGGCTAAAGAATTTTTAGATTGGGCAAAAGAGAATAAACCAACACAAGGTGCTTTTGATAAACTTGTAAACACATTTAAGACATTATCTCAACAACAAGCACAAGAAGAAAGTATTAATCCAGATGAAGAGGCTAAATCTCTTGGTCCAAATGCAGATCAAATTATTAGTGGTATTAAAACTTGGGGACAAGGATTAGTAGCCAAAGGTGTATGGTCTGATCAAGACTTTGAAGAGTTTAAAGTATTTGCTGCAACAGCTAATGGTATTAATGCATTAAATAAAGTAAGAAAGTATTATGGTGAACAAACAATTCCAACTGCACCAGTAGATGTAGATGGAGCTGCAAGTAAACAAGAACTTTATGAAATGGTAGCAGATCCTAAATACAAATCAGATCCAGCATATAGAAGAAAAGTTGAAGAACAGTTTGCTAGAGCTTTTCCAGGTAAAGTTAATACTGGAGATATTTAATTTAGGTACTTGATAATTTTATAAAATTCGACTATTCTTATAGCCGAAGATAACCAAATTTATAAATGGCCTTCTGGCTGGTGAGCAAAGACACCATTTTTGTCAGCCGGGCTTTACCCCGACAACTGCAAGTTAAGTAAAACTAATGTGTTAAAAACAAGGAGATAAAAGTATGGCACAATCAATAACAAATGCTTTTGTAACTTTGTTCGATGCCGAGGTAAAACAAGCATATCAAGGAGAGAGTTCTCTTCTTAATTGCGTAAGGCTAAGACAAGGTGTACAAGGCAACACTTACAAATTCCCTAAATTAGGGAAAGGAAGTGCAACTGCTCGTATCCCTCAGACAGATGTAACACCTCTAAATGTAACTTACTCTCAAGTAACTGCATCTATGAGTGACTACAATGCTGCTGAGTATTCGGACATCTTCCATCAAGCAAAAGTAAACTTTGATGAAAGACAAGAATTGGTACAAGTAGTATCTAAAGCAATCGGTAGAAGAATGGATCAACTTATCATTGATGGGTTAGATGCAGCATCTTCACCTTCAACTGTAGCAAAAACAGTCGTGACTTCTGGATCAGCAGCAGCCTCTAACTTAAATGTTGGTAAGCTAATTGCTGCTAAGAAAGCTCTTGACGCAAAGAATGTCCCGTTTGACGACAGACATATCGTTGTTCATGCTAATAACCTATCTGGGTTACTTGGTGATGAGAGAGCAATTTCTGGTGACTTCGCAACTGTGAAGGCTTTGGTTTCTGGTGAGATCAATACTTTCTTAGGTTTCCGTTTCTATATTTTAGGAGACAGAGACGAAGGAGGTCTACCATTATCAACTAATGACAGAACTTGTTATGCGTTCCATAGAGCATCTATTGGTATGGCTGTAAACATGGCACAGAAAACTGAAATTAACTATGTTCCGGAGAAAACTTCGTTCCTAGTTAACTCAATGTTCTCTGCTGGTGCAGTAGCTATTGATGACGAAGGTATCGTTAAAATAACTTGTGATGAAAGCTAATAGAGGAGAATAATTATGGCTTATACTAAAGACAACTTACAACCAATCGGTGGTCAAGCTAAAGCTGGTAATGCTCCTCAAATGTGGAGTTACACAGCACCTACTGCTGATGCGATTGCTGACATTAATACTGAAGGGTACTTCAATAGTGCCTCTGATGTTTTAAAAGTTGGTGATTTAATTCATGTATGGGATAGCTCTGTACCAACTTCTACTTTAGTTACTGTTTTAAGTAACGCAAGTGGAGTTGTTGATGTATCTGATGGAACAGCTCTATCAGTTGCAGACGCAGACTAATAACTAATACTGGGGAGGCCCTTCGGGGCCTCTTCACAAATTAGAGGATTTAAATGGCAAGTGGAGATACAAATGTTTCAATCTGTAACCAAGCATTAGTGCTATTAGGTTCAGACACAATTTCATCGTTTAGTGATACTACAAATGATGCAGCAACTGTATGTAATCAAATTTATGACACAGTTAAGAAACAAGCATTATCTTTATACCCTTGGTCTTTTGCCTTAACAAAAACACAATTAGCTAGATCTTCAAGCACACCAATTAATGAATGGGCCTATCAATATGTTATGCCTTCAACTGCAATTTCATCTACACCTTTACAAGTTTATAATTCAAGCTCTACAAGAGTATTACCAATACAAAATTACGAAATTTTATATACATCATCTGGACCAGCTATAGCTACCAATGAGGAAACAATTTATATAGATTATGTTTCAAGTGTTATTACTGAAGGACTAATGCCCTCATACTTTGTTCAGCTACTCGTTTATATGATGGCATGGCATCTAGCAGAACCAGTAACAGATCAAATAACTAAATCTGATTATTGGAGAAAAGTAGCTGTGGGTACGGAAAGCGAAAATGGAAGGGGTGGGTATTTTCGACAAGCAACTAATATTGACGGAAGAGGAAAACCAAATTACGCAATAGTGGATTTCC